TTTGTTACATCTCATTTACTAACAAGGCTGTTCAAGAATGTTTAGACAGAGTAAGAAAAGAATTTAAAGGTTATGATGAAGATGATTTTAAATATTTTAGAACACTCCATAGTTTAGCTAGACAACAGTTTGCAGAAATACCAGTGTTAGATCCTAGAGTTGATATGCTACAGTTTCATACAGAGTATGGCACCATTAAAATTAATTATAAGCCCAACTGGGATGATCAAAACGTATACAACAATTGGTCATTACAAATTTACGACAAAGCTAGAAATATGAAAATAGACCCAATATCTTTATATAAAAAAGAACCTCGGAAGAAAGTAAGATTACAACAATTTAAATCCATTATACACAACTACGAAAGATATAAAACGTTTGAAGTAGAACCAGGTCAATTTAAAAACGATCGTTTAGATTTTACTGATATGGTTCAGAAGTTTATTACATCTGGGTTAGCTATAAATTTTAAAGTATTGATGGTAGATGAAGCACAAGATCTTACACCTTTGCAGTGGGACATGGTTGTTAAATTAGCTTTGCATGCAGATAAAGTTTATCTCGCTGGCGATGACGACCAAGCAATCTATGAGTGGAATGGTGCAGATGTATCTTACTTTCAAACATTTCCAGGTAAATCTAAAATCTTAAACAAATCAAGAAGATTAAATAAAAAAGTACACTTCTTTGCTAAATGTTTATTGAATGGAATGGAGGGTCATAGAGTAGAAAAAGAATTTGAATCCAACGATAAGGATGGAGAGATATATAGATGGAGCTCTTTACGTAAAGTACCTTTTAAAAACAATGGTAATTGGATGGTGCTTGCTAGAATAAATGACGTTAAGAAAGAATTACAAGAAGAGGCAAAAGGTATGGGTTTATACTTTCAGGACATGAAGGGCAATAAATCTTACGATATAAATCAGTGGAAGGCCATACAAGATTGGGAGAAGATTTGTAATGGTGGTGCGATAACGAGAGAGGATGCGTGCATCATGTATAATTATCTTTTAAATATAGATCATGGCTACCGGTCAGCGGACAGCAAGAAGTGGAGCTTTGCTCACCCAAACCAAGTATTTGATTTTGATCAGTTACATTTACAAGGTGGAATGGTAGAAGATAAAACAGATTGGCAGACAGCTTTCAAAAGAAAATTCAAAGATGGTGATAAAAAATACTTTGTCAAACTTATTGATTCGGGAGCAAACTTAGATGACCGAGCACCCATACTTATAGATACAATACACCAGGTCAAAGGTGGTGAAGCAGATAATGTAGTGTTGTCGTCTAAATGTAATTTCCCTTCACATTTTGATAGAAAGTCATTGATAGATAAGATACAAGAACTACGTGTTTGGTATACAGGAGTAACAAGAACTATTAACACACTACACCTATTAGGAACGTTTCATAAGTATAACTTTCCATTGAGTAAATATTATAAATTGTATAAAAGTAATTATGTCAGTATTTAAAAAACAAGAAGGCGGCTCACATTATCAAAAGTTTAAGATTCAACCAGCACAATACTCAATCAAAAATGATTTACCCTGGCCCGAAGGGGAGGCTATCAAATATATTACACGCCATAAACTTAAGGGTGGTAAAAAAGATTTATTAAAGGCTAAACATTGTATTGATATGATTATTGAAAGAGATTATGAGTCATCAACTTAATTTTATTTATTCTGATTCTGATTGGGTTTGTCCTTCAGAGTATCCTGATCTGCGTGCAGCGGATGAGATAGCAATAGATTTAGAAACTAAAGACCCTGAACTTAAAAAATATGGTGCAGGTTGGGCATATGGTAAAGGTCACATTGTTGGTTTTGCTGTGGCTGCATTAGGTAAACAATACTATTTTCCAATAGCACATGACGCTGGCGGAAATATGGATCTATCTATAACTGTAGCGTGGATGGAGGATTTATTAAAAAGTCCAGCTACTAAAATTTTTCACAACGCTGCGTATGACTTAGGTTGGTTAAAGGCAAATAACTTTGTAGTCAATGGTAAGATTGTAGATACTATGATAGCTGCAGCTCTTATCGATGAGAACAGATGGAGCTTCTCCCTCAATGCTTGTGCAAAAGATTATCTTGGTGAGATTAAAAACGAAACTTTCTTAAACGAAAAAGCAAAAGAATGGGGCATAGATCCAAAACAAGATTTATGGAGAATGCCTGCAGGTTACGTGGGTTTTTATGCTGAACAAGACGCAGGACTTACACTAAGACTTTGGCAAAGATTTAAAGCTGAAATACAACAACAATCACTTAATGATGTTTGGGAAATGGAGATGGCATTATTACCAATACTTATTGAGATGAGATCAAGAGGTATACGAGTAAATGAGGAGAAAGCACAACTATTGAAAAAAGAATTTATACAAAAAGAAAACAAACTTCTTAAAAAAATTAAAGATGAGACTACACTTGGTGTAGATATTTGGGCTGCGAGAAGCGTAGCACAAGTATTTGATAGGGTAGGTGTAGACTATCCGCTTACACAAAAGTCAGGAGAGCCATCATTTACGGCAAACTGGTTGGCAAACTGTGAGCATCCTATAGCTCAATTGATTCGTGAGGCTAGAGAAGTTAATAAATTTCATTCTACGTTTATTGATTCAATACAAAGATTTGTACATAAAGGTAGGATACATGCTGAGATCAACCAACTAAGATCTGATCAAGGTGGCACGGTATCAGGAAGATTATCCTATGCTAATCCAAACTTACAACAAATTCCTGCACGTAACAAAGAATTTGGAAATAAAATTAGATCGTTATTTTTACCTGAAGAGGGTAAACAATGGGGTTCATTTGATTATTCACAACAAGAGCCAAGATTAGTAGCACATTATTCATCGGCCATCGGACAAAATTTAGATGGTTCAGAGGAGTTTATAAAAGCATACCAGGATGAGTCTGCAGACTTTCATCAGATCGTAGCTGATATGGCAGAGATCTCACGTACACAAGCAAAAACAATTAATTTAGGATTGTTCTATGGTATGGGTAAAAATAAATTATCAAAAGAATTAGGAATATCTAAAGATAAAGCAGAAATACTGTTAAATAAATATAACTCAAGAGTGCCTTTTGTAAAAAAATTAGCAGAAGCTGTAACACAATCAGCTAGTAAATTTGGTTTCATTAGAACTATAAAAGGTAGAAAATGTAGATTTGATAAGTGGGAACCTGCTACTTTTGGAATGAACCAGGTGATGAATTACAATGAAGCTAAAGCTAATTACGGAAATAATATAAGACGAGCTTTTACTTACAAAGCTTTGAATAGATTAATACAAGGATCTGCAGCAGATCAAGCTAAACAAGCGATGATTGAGTGTTTCAAGATGGGGTATACACCTTTATTACAGATACACGATGAGCTATGCTTTAGTGTATACGACGAAAAAGATATGAAAAATATTAAAGATTGTATGGAAAATGCTATTGAAAATTTACGTGTACCGTTTAAAGTAGATATAGAATTAGGTTTAAACTGGGGAGAGACACATGACTAATAGATACGTACCGCATGACGAGAAAAAAACATCATGCATGAGATGTAAAGATCAGAGAGAGATTTGGGTGTACAAGGATACGTCTGAAGGTAACATGATTCGAGTTGATTGCCCGATGTGTAGTCCACAACGGCCACCGGAAGAATTAAGACAACAAGGTTTAATTTAGTGTGGAACCGAAATTACGTATACTTTCATTAGGCGCAGGAGTGCAAAGCTCTACAATGGCTTTGATGGCAGACAAAGGTGACTTTGGTGTCAAACCTGATGCAGCCATATTTGCAGACACGGGTTGGGAGCCTGAACCAGTAATTAAACATCTTAAGTACCTTAGAACGATTCTAAGTTATCCTGTACATATTGTTCAGAAAAGTAACATACGATCAGATATACTTGCAGCTTTAGCACCAGGCGGAAATCAATTTGCATCTGCACCTTTCTACACATTAAATGAGCAAGGTAAAAAAGGTATGGGTCGTAGACAATGCACGAGAGAATATAAAATTACTCCGATAGCAAAAAAGATAAGAGAGCTTTGTGGTTTAAGACCAAGACAAAAGTTTCCAAAAACAGAATATATTGAAGTGTGGGTGGGTATCTCTACTGATGAGATAATGCGTATGAAGCCTTCTAGATTTTGGTGGCAAAAAAATAGATTTCCTTTAATTGAAAAAAGAATATCAAGGCAGGATTGTTTAGACTGGTATGAGGGTAAAGGTTACAAGAAACCGGTAAAGTCTGCATGTATTGGTTGTCCATTTCATGATGATAGATTTTGGATAGATATGAAAGCTAATAGACCAAATGAATTTCAAAACGCTGTTGATTTTGACAAGGAGATGAGAGCACACAATCCAAAGGTAAAGAATTTTGTACATAGATCTTGTGTGCCTTTAGATCAAGTAAAGTTTAAGGGTGAGGATCAAATAGATCTCTTTAATCAAGAGTGTGAGGGTATGTGCGGAGTTTAAAAGTAAAACCTATAACATTACGATTTGCAAACGAATACGTAAAACAACACCACAGGCACAGCAAAGTTGCACAAGGTTGTAAATTTTGTATTGCAGCCATAGATAAAGATCTAACTATTTTAGGAGTTGCTATAGTTGGTAGGCCAGTAGCTAGAAGACTCGATGATGGATACACAGCAGAGATAATAAGAACCTGCACAACGGGTACAAAAAATGTAAATAGTTTACTATACGGAGCTTGTGCAAGAGTTTGGAAAGAGATGGGTGGGACGAAAATAATTACTTATACACTTGAAACTGAGTCAGGAATAAGTTTAAAAGCAGCTGGATATAAACATGACAATACAACAAAACCTTTCCCAGAAGGAAAAGGATGGACGACTAGGAAGAATAGAGAATGGCAACCCAATGTTCATTCTCTTCAAAAGTATAGATGGGTTCGAAATTTTTATGAGATCACTGATTGAAAGTATTATTGATGTAGGTTCAGGATTTATTTTAGCAATATTAATACAGCTTTATATATTTCCTTTGTTTGGATTGTACCCAAGTATATTAGATAGCATTGGTATTGCATTGATATTTACGGGTGTAAGTATAACACGGTCTTGGATATGGAGGTTATTTTTTAAAAAATTCTATGGTAAAAAATAATTATAATTTATTAGGTGATAAGATTCTTAAAATGGCATATGTAAGAACACCAAAAGAAATTTGGAATAACTTATCATCTGAATTTAATTTCACTGTAGATGCGTGCGCTTCCGATAAAAATTATTTAGTTGAGAAATATTGGACTAAAGAAAACTCAGCTTTAGATAAAAATTGGGATGGAGAAATAATTTATTGTCATCCTATGTATGACATACACATACCTAAATTTGTACGGAAAGCTATTAAGTCTAAATGTTTAAGTGTATTTCTTTTACCTGCATCGACAAATGCTAAATATTTTCACGACTTTCT